GCCTTGGTCAAGTCGTACTCGTAGAAACCCGAAGAGAAACCTGTGAAGCCTGTAACAGTACCGGAGCCATTGGTGTTAACGGTTCCCGTAGCATTCCAGCCTTGGACGTAAATTGTTTTGATTCCACCTACGGAATCACGGCAGCCGAGGGCGTAGCCAGTTGTTAAGGAGCAGGACATATGTGTATTTGGGTTTTAAGTTTCAAGGAACAAAAAGCAGGGGGAGGTTTCCCTCCCCCCTACACATTAGGTCAAGCGGAAGTCTACAATCAGGTCGGGATAAGCGAACTGGACACCTGCTTTGAAGGCTGCTTGGAAGCGGACTTCGTCGTTGTCTTTGCTGAACCAGATTGAGAACTGCTCCTCGTCGCTCAACAAGTCGGTTCCGTAGAACAGGTTGCCGAGGTAGGTCGCAACGATGCGGTTCGTGTTGGTCAAGCCGGGAACTGCGATTACACGGACGTTTGTGCCGGGGTAGATGATGTCCCCGTCAGCAAGTCCAGCCAAGTCAACTTGGTTGTACATAACGCCTGTAGAGGCTTTGAAAGCACCAATCAAGGTACGGAAGTTGTTCCACCCGCAGAAGATGACGAGGTCGTTGCGGGTCAGGATGGCCTGTGGGATTTGGTTGTAGATAGCGTCAAAGATGCCGATGACATTCGATGCGGTGATACCAACGGACGCAGAAACCGCACCTGTGTTACCGCTGATGGTAGAACCCGAAGCAGCGTTCAAAAGTTGGTTGATACCGCTGAAGTAAGCGTTACCCTGCCAAATTGCATTCTCCAAAGCCTCAGCGATACGGAGAGCCTTCTGCTCGGAGAAAGCCTGCTCGAAAGGAACGCCATCGTAGGTAGAGCCAGCAGTCAACTGGGTCTGCATCCAGTATTGCTCCAAGGAACGAGGACACAGGGTTTCTTGCACTTTCATACGACCAACGGTGATGTTACGCTGGGTGAACGCAGTCGTGCCTGAACTTGTGTAACCGCAAAGGTCGCCGCCTTGCAGAACTGCATCGGTGTCCATGAGGTTGAGGGCAGCAGCGAACTTGATGCCCACCTGCTTGGTGAACAAAGACGCAGAGCGAGCGGAAAATACCGCTTTGGTGATGAGAGGAAGCCTCTCTTGGTCGGTGTAGGAGGTTAATCCTGCAAAAGTAAATGCCATGGTTAGTGGGGGTTTAGGGGTTTAGTTTTTGGATTTGAGTGATTGGAGTGCTTGTGCGAGTGCGTTGAAGTTCTGCGATGCTTGGGCCTTGCGTTGCTCAACGATTGCGGAACCGCTTGCCTTGGGGGCTTCGGCTGGGAGTTCGCTGACCTTTTCAACGATGTCGGCCATCGTTTCAACCTGCGATGCGAATGCAGACATTTTCTCCTTCATCTTTCCCATTTCAGCGTAGGCTGCTTTGAGTTCTTCCATGATAGCGGAAAGATGCTTGGCGACGATGGCCTCGACCATATCAGGAGTCATAGCGATTGGGGCTTCGGGCATTTCGGGGGCTTCGGGTTCTTCGGGAGCCACTTCAATCTCAACCTCTTGGGCAGCGACTGGTACTTCGGCAGCGATGACCTCAACGATTTTGCCTCCTTCGGTCTTGATTGTTCCAACTCCCTCAACGACGTGTTCGCCATCGGGTGCAGGAAGTGTGCCATCTTCGGCAACGACGTAAACGGCAGTCCCGGCAACGAGGTCCCCGTCAACACGGACAACCGTGCCATCGGTCAACTTGTAGTCAGCGAAGGACTGCTTTTGGGTGCTGAATTTGCGGAGTTCAGTCCGCAGGGATTCGATTGCGTTTTTTAGGTTCATAGTTGATTGGATTTGTAGGTGGGGGTTAATTGTTGCAAAAAAGCGGTAAGTTCATCGGCAAGGCCAGCGAGTGCGACCTCCAGTTCGGATTCAGTTTTATCCATTCCGAACAGGCCCTCAACGGAGAAACCCCGGAACAGGTTGCGGTTGTCCCACACTTCGTCGTTCTCAACCTTGAAGGAGCCGAACCAAGAGCCGTCGGGTGTATCCTCGTATCCTTTCGGTGGCATGATACCACGCTCGGAGTCGGTTATAAATGACTCGAACATAAACACCCCATCCAGTTCTGCGTTGTGGTAGGCGTTGACGTTATGCTGGTTGCCCTGCTTAAAGTACTTCTGCACGATTTTGCGGATGGTCGCTTTGTCAAACACGACGTAGTACTCGCCATAGGTTTCGTCCTTGCGGAAGATAGGGGTATCTGCAAGCATGAGAGGCCCAGTCAGGACCCTGCGTTCGCCTGTTTCGGTGAATCGCTGCTTGGCTTTTGCAAAGGCTTGGAATGGTCGCTCGATGGCTGGCATATCGGTCAGGGCCACGAATTGCACCCCTTCATCCACCTCGTCCACGGTCATCCTGTAAATGGGTAGTTCCATAGTGGTAAATGTCCTATGCCCCCAAAGTTGCAAATTCCTCCAACCTCCGAACCCTCCGAGTGCTTTGGGTGATGTCCCTCTCGACCACATACGCTCGCATCGGGGATGAGCCTTGGCCTTGGCCTGCCGAGAGTTCGCCCGTGCCGAGGTTGGTCGTTTGTGGGTTCGCAAAGATGGGAGGGGGTGCAACGCTTGCTCCTGCACCCGTTACGTCTGCACCGGGAGAGCCTGCACCTGCACCGCCTTGGAATTGTTGAGCCTTAATCTTGGCGACGTTTGCAAGACCGGCAGCAAGGGCAAGACCTGCCTCCACAAACCTTTGTCCGGGGAATACGGATTCAGTCGGCTTCAAAGCAAGTGCCGAACTTACGGCAAGGTAGGTGTTCACGATGGCTTGGGCGATGGATGCAGCCTTGGCGACATTGAAGGCCCTCTTTTGCGCTGCCTCGCTCTTGCCTGCCGATGCGATGATGATGTCGTTGATGACCGCAAACGACTGACCAACGTATTTCTCACGCAGTCCAGCGAGGTCTTCCTCACGCTGGGCTTGGCCCATCTTGGACTTTGCGTCAGCCGTGTCCACCTGCATCCGCCGCTTGGCTTCGGCTTGCATGGCCTTGATTTGCAGTTGCTCCTGTTGGCTCAACCTATCCAACTCCATTTCGTATAGTTGCAGGTTCAAGTCCTCCACGAACTTGATGATTGCGTTGTTTTCCTCCCTTAACCGCTCCAAACGCCTTTGGGTGGCCTCTGCTTCCTTGCGTTGGCGTTCTTTGAGTTGTGCCTCCCTCTTTTGGTCTGCTGCGATTTGAGCGTTTGTATGGGCTTCGTATGCATCCCGGTAATTGGAGAGGGCTGCTTCTTCACGAAGGGCTGCGTCCTCCCTCGCCTTCGCTGCAATGGCTGGGTCGGGTAGGTTCAGGAACCTTCGGACCGCTGCGGTGAGTTCATCCCACTTGGCGACCAAAAGCCCTACGGCTGCGACTGCTGCACCGATACCCGTAGCAAGCAAAGCGATTCGGAACGCCTTCATGGCCCCTGTGCTTGCCCCGACTGCGGTTGCGTAGAGTGCCTGTGCTGCTGTTTGGCCTTGGGTTATGAGGATGCTATCCTTGTTCAGCAGGTTGGCGACCTGTTGCACTCCGTTAGCCAAAGCCATCGCCCCTTGGACCTTCAACAACGCCTTCTGCAAGTCCTCGTTCTCGGACCCGAACAACGCTGCTGCACCTTGAGCGATTTGAAAGCCAGCGGTGATTCCTTGGATTCCAGCGACGAAGGTGTCAATGTTGCGTGTGTCCGATGCAAGGTTTTTGATTCGCTGCGAGGTGTCCCCGATTTGGTCCTTGAGTTTCCCTGCCTCCTGCTCCATTTGCTTGAAAGCCTTGGTCCCGGATTCCCCAGCCAAGGCCATCTCGGTCAGCGTCTTTTGAAGTTCCCTGAGCCGTTGCTTAGCACTTGTCGTGCCTTGTGCGGTTGAGTCTTTCAGCCCTACTTCGAGGACGATTTCTTTAGTTACTGCCATTATCCGGGGGTTGGTAATTCAGGGTTGATGGGTGCTTCGTAGTCGGGGTCTGCTGGGTCGGGGTCGATAGGTCCGTTCGGTAATCCAGCAGGGTCGCTCGTTATTGGGACGCTCGTTACAGGCACGAATTCTGCAAGGTTGAGAATCCTTCGGAGCGTTACCCGGCAAGGCTTTGCTTCGCCTACGGTATAGTCCCGAATCTCAAGCAACCTCCATCGTATTCCGTTGTAATAAATCGGCTTTCGGAAATCAAGTTGATAGATGTCCACGCAGTTCAAGACCGCCGTCAACTCCAACTGCAAGGCTTCCTTGGAGGTCGTTTCGGTGATGTAATTCAGCCAATACTTGTTGTAAAGGTTGTTGTTCGTGTAGGTGATTGGCGTACCGCTTGCGTTGACCGCATTGTAGAAGACCTGCCTCGGAATACCAAAGGCAAGGTCCTCGGTCGGTGCATAGGGGTTGTCGATGTGGCTCACGAATGGTACGTTGGCGACGTATTCACCCGTAGCAAACGAACCGCTCACGCCTGTTTGATAGAACCAAGACGTTGTGCCTTGAGCAATGGAGTTGTACTGCGCTAATCGGTAGCCCGTGTTCAACTGCTTGACCGTACCGCTTGCCGTGCTGCCTTCCAAGTCCCAAGCCCTGCCGATGACCTTGTCGGTCGTGAACGACCCCGGTATAAGCGTACCGGCCATTGTTTCGCAGACAAACTCGGACTTGCCGTAGAAGTTCTGCGTCAAGAACTGACGGCCTCCGTACCCTTCCTTCGCAAGCGGATTGCTTGACTTGTAGGTCTTGGACAAGTAATCGCCCATGTCTTTGTACTTAAACACAAGCGACTTGTATTGGTTGGGGTCGCCATTGGTCAGCACTTGCTCTTGGTTCTCGTCAACCTTCTGCGTCCAGTCAATGGCTTCGCTTGAGTAGAAGTCCTTAAACGGCTCGATGTACAGGAGTTTGGGGTCCTGTGCATCGGGCATGAAGTAAAGGTTGAACATCTTTTGCAGGTCAACGAGCAGGTCGCTCTGCTTCACGTCAGCAGGGAGTGCGGTCCGCATATCAACGACTCCGATGCTTTGGGGGTTTTCAAGGCACTCCCAAAGAATTGTAGAGCCAGATGGCAAAGTGGTCAATGCATTTCTATCCTCCCTGTATTCTACAATGACACGCTGATTCTCGTTTAATTGCACGTTTTGAAAAACTGCGGACGAGTTTGTAGTGATTGACAGGATGACCGTTTGGCTTTCAATGGTTCCGCTTGTGTCAATATCCAACAACCTCAAAACACCTTGAGAATCCCTGTTTATTGGCGATGCCGTTGCTGGTTTGAAATTAAAACTGACATTCCATCTTGTCGGCAATGTAGGAGCGACAAACGTGCTGGACGATGCAACCCAATAACCGCTTCGGTCATAATAGGGAGCAACGGAATCGTTTTGGAAAAACGCTTTTGTAAACGATGTCCCGAATGCATTTATATTGCCAGTAGTTTGGGCAAAGATGTTCGACCCGGACAGGGTAACGGGTATCGTCCCGGCAGAGTAGGGGATGACCAGTTTCTTGAATAGGGTCGAGTTGAAGAAGTTGGAAGAGTACCGATAGCCTGCCTGTGCAAAAATCAGGTCTACCATCTTCTTGACGTAAATGGACGGCCCCATCTTCCAATAAGGAACCGCAAACCAACCTTGCGTGATTACATCGGTGGCCCCGTAGGCATCCACCAAGCCGTAAACGTAACCGCTCGCACCCGATGCGGTCCAAGTCGCAGAAACATGAGCAGAGGTCAGCGTGTGGTTCATCCCTGTAACCCCAGCCGTGTTCACAAGCAGGTTGTTTTGGATGTCTTGAAATAGGCTCACATCCTCGGAGAACAGGCCGACTTCATAAGTTACTTCATCTTTGGTCTTGGACATCGAGAGGAGTTGCATCGCACCGCTGAACACTTGGACCCCATCCTCCCACATAGCAGCACGAATCTTCTTGTTGGGTTGGAATCCACCCACGAAGGACTGCACGTTGTAGGCAAACTTGAACAGGCTTGCGTTGGTTGTCGTATTAGGCAACGTGATGGTCTTGGAAAATGACCCTCTCCGCTTAGTGATGTCGTTTATGTCGTCGATGCTGAACGTGATGGCGATGTCCGTGCCACCCATTGTGTCAACCACATAGGGAACCTCAACGTCGGAATCGTTGAGAGGGTAGGCAATCAGCGTGACGCTCATAGGATGTTGTTCTTGTAAGCGATTGCAACCTCAACCTGCAACTGGGTGAGGCGGTCGTTCCTGCGAGTCGTGAATTGGTAAGTGTTGGCGTTCACAATTGCTTCCACTAACTGCCCATCCAGTTCAAGCCATACTTGCCCGGATCGGATCATCTCAATCAACCAAGCCGATTCGGCATCGGTCAGCCAATCCGAGTTGAGTGCGTAAACGTAGTCAAAGTCGCCTGCCCACACTTTGTCGTAGGTAGTGGTCGCATAAACGTCCGAGTTGTACCCGAACGTCTGCCTGCTGATGTTGGCCCTCTTGCGGTTTTTCAGCGTGAAGGTGTAGGAGTCAATACCTCCGTACTTGTTTTGAAAGTGTACCGGGATGGAGTTGAATCGCTGACATTGCCCGATGACGTACCTCTGACGAATCGTGATGTTCGCCCCCTTTTGGAAGTAAACGTCGTAGAAGTCCCCTGCATTGCCTTGGAA